CTGTAAGGGGCAATCTCCCGAGTGACTATCTCGGTATCACTAGTCGCGCGCACAGTCGCTCCATTGAAGGCAGCGTCAAAGAGTGAAAGCTCGATGACGTCCAATTCATTGGAAACTGTCGAAGGATAAAGTGACCCTCTCTTCTAGTTAGCGTGAGCTTTCTAAAAGGAGTGTCCCCATAGCCTTGAGATCCTTTTTTGTTTAGACAAATAAGGTTCGCTCTAGGGTGGAAACCCTAGAGTAGCTATGGCTACGTCCTCCGCAGAGTCGCATTCTCCTAGTTCTAGGTTCGCGAGATACCTTATAAGGTGATCAGACAACCCTAGAATTAGGGGATGGTTCTCTGGCAACGTTCCACTGCTTTCAGTGACTGGCTGCGAGGCCAGCTCACTTGTCTACTTTTGCAGACGAGTGATCTCACGCAGGGACCGTATTATTGTTGAGTAGTAAATACTCGACTTGATACGATGTTCCGTGCCAGACCATAGAAGCTTAAACTTACCCTTTTGTTCACAAAAGGCGGTAGCGGCTTCCAAACCTGATGGAGTTAGTTCTCCACCAAGGGAATGGCTTAGCGTGAGGAGTGGAGCGAAGACCATCACCTTACTTGGGTGATAGTCTTTAAGACACTGGAACACGGGTGAGAAGTTTTCACTTCCTTCCCGGCGAGTTCTTATCCACCGTTGTACTCCTAGAATTTGAGTTGGGTCTGCTTTTACAGAAGCAACCTAATCCAAGGGTACACCGGTAATATCCTCGCCGTCGACGAAAAAGCGTTTGGCTATTTCCGCTGAACGTGTCGACACTGTGGACTTGTCTAGGTTAACTTCAATTCCTAGGGAACGAGCTGTCCTTAGAAACTCGTCATAGACGACTTTCTCAAAGATAGCTACATCGTCCCCCAGGATGAGATAGTCTCGGAACTTGTGTATACCTGCTTTCATCGCACTAAATTCTACTAGTGCATGTAGCGTAAGGGTACACACCGCCCAAGACGAATACTAACCTAGAGGTTGTCCAACTGCCCACCGGGTAGTTGGCGAGTTGTAATTTTTATTGTGATGGAAATCACGATTTTGAATTACATCTTGCCACAGATGGCTTCCTTTCTCACCTAGAAAGCGACTTACCAGCACTCGCTGCGGTTCCTAAGGGAATCGATCTGTGAATGCTGTTATGTCGCTCGTACAACATATCCGTCCTTCTTTAGTCCTTACTTTAAGGATTTGAGAGGTACGGTCTTGATTGTATGTACAGTCGGTTCGTAGTTTCTTTAGAGAAGCTATGAACTCTTCATGTACAGGTTTCTAAGCTAGTTGGGACCAATAGTCTGCG